CTTTTCTTCATTTTTCCCCCACGCGTGGGGTCAAAATTCAGTACATGACCTGCACTTTGGGGTTGGTATGATAAGTGACAAAAATGATATTTTTACCCCAACTTGACGAAAAAAGTAAGATAACGACCCCTCGTTTGTGTCAGTCCGACTAACTCTAATACTTTTTTATTCTACTTTTTAACTTGCTTCGAGGAACTACTCGCCCCCCAAATCTTTCCCTTCTCATATCTTCCTCATCTTCTAGTCCACATCCAGCACCAGCTAACAATGGGAGTATTAGTGGAATTAATTCCTTCGCGATAGGTAAGAGATAATCTTTTGTAAATGGAATACCTTCTTCTTTGACCCATTTAATCGCTTTCTCACCAAATCGCTTTATATCACCCCATAAATCAAGCTTTCCACCGTATGATAATGTATTGCCCATAATATCATTAAAGTTTAAGTGTGGTGATCTAGAAGCATCCAATATGTCTTCTTTTGAGATAATGCTTATATTCTGCATTGCTTGCAGATTTGATATGGTAAAGGCTCCACTATACACAGCAATTATGTATAAAGTCACATCGCTAATCGCATTTACAAAGTTGATATTTTGAGCAGTCAGTTTTACTTGAAAATTATATGTACCACCTAATCCCATAGCAATATCATCATGTTGTAAACCCCAGTCTAACCCCGGTACCATAGCTACGATTGATCCTATTCCTCCAATAGTTACGTCTGTACTACCTACGCTGAAAACACTTCCCGCACCAAATTGTGTAAAGCTCATATTTAATCCATTCCTTACGGACATCTCGTATAATTGTTCAAATGATGCGCTGCTTAGGATTCCGGTTGTACTATTTAGAGTTATATTTATGTTTGAGATTTTTAAGAATGTGTCAGTATCCCTAAAGGTTCTTATATTATTTGATCTCCTTAGAAATACATATATTTTTTCTGGTATTTGATTCAATACAGCGCTGTTTGATGATATGGTTCTAGTTTGTCCAGCTGCCCATGATCCAGTATTTAGAATAAACTTGTCGAATTTGCTGAAATTATAATTGATTGATTCGGGTAAACGTTCTAGTAGCGGTAATGATGCTGTTTTTATCAATAATTTGGGCTGACCTATAGTTACTGTTAAACTATTTAAGGTTCCTCCTGCAGCTTCATATGGTCCAGGGCAGTGACTCCATATATAAGTTAAATCACTTGCCCAATTGACATTAACAGTGAGAGTTTGCATACCAATAAATCCTTTATCACTTTGTGATGTGTACAATAATGGTGAAATATACAAAGGCTCAGTACAAATGAATGTGATATCTGCAGCTACATTGCTATTTGTAAATGCAGAAGTTTCGATACATCCTCTAGCATTAATAGTATCGGTGAAAGTGTCCCAATATGTATTGAGAGGATTTCTATTTGTACCAGCCAATTGTACATATTCTTGACTTTGATCACAGTATGAAGTAGATGTACTGAAGAATTTTCGCAACTCTTCATTTGTCATATAATGCATGATGGCCGGAATTATCTCAAAGGTTTCAAGTGACACAGACGCGTTATTGATAGTTACGTTGACGCTCGTGATAATATTTTGTAGTGCTAAAAATCTTGGAGCATCATACCCACCTTGTAATAGTTTAGGAAAACCTAATTGGGTCCCACTTCCGGTAAAATGTATTGATATTGGCACTTGCAAAAATATCAATCTATCCATTAGTTGACTTGGAGATTGTTGTAACTCAAATGAAGCATACTGATTACTGAAAGTATTGGCTGGATATTCTCGATAATTAATTGCGTTCGCTCCTTGAATGATATAGTTGTTATCCTGTCTATTCACATCAATGATTGGGTCATAGACTTTATATGTTTTAGTTTTAAGCAGAGCGTAACTCATTCTTCTATATATTTCGATAAATAACTTTATATTTCATTAAATCTTTCTTTTAAATTTGTTACATAATTGTTCATCTTCACCCCATCCTTTAAAAAGTGATTTCTTTACGAATGTAAATTGAATATACACTTGTTCATGTCCAAAGATATATAATGGATGAAACACTCCAGTAAGATCTGCCCAAAATATTTGTAAATCGATATCACGAAGCTTGTTGTAACTACCTAATAAGTCTTCAAGTCCAAGATCAGTTACTCCTTTGTTCCGGACTAATCTATTCCCAATTCCTGCATTATTTGGATTTAATTCAAGTACAATCTCAAATATTTTCTGTCTGTTACTTTCTCCAGATCTAAATGGTGATGTCGTCTCTCTAGGACTGTACCATGTCGGGACTAATGGAATAAGATTACTCATAAGAATTAATGATCGAGCACTATACCAGTTTTCTAGTAGGGGATATGGTTGTCTATACTGAAGGTACATTGGATTTCCATTAGCATTTCCTCTCGGATAGTATGCATTATCTCTTTCCGGGAAGATGAAAGTATAGTCTAGGACAAATTCTACTTCCTGTTGCTGTCCGAACCCATAACCATAGAATTTTACATCAAGACCAGCAACAAAACTGTTCGTTTGTGTATTTGTCCATAGTCGTAGACCATTATCTACGAATGATTGTTGGACGATTAATCGGAATGTTCGTGTTGTTACATCCCATAACCAATATGGGGCCATGGTAACCATAGGTGGAAAACCAAATGCTGCTCCATAAGCAATGAACATTGTATCTAAACACCGATTAAACATCTCCAACATATGGTTGATATCATACACGTAGTAATATAATGAATCTGCTTGTACTGGTATTGGCGGAGGCACGAATATACCACTAAATGATTCATCTTGAGTAAAATATGTGACGAAGGTTTGTTGTACATTAACCCCAGTAGAATCAGTCATTGTGAAGCTATACACCCCGAGGTTGATATTTGGTTGATTATCCTGTACCTTAAAGATAAATAATGGAATGCCGGATGTGGGTATGTTGTACTGAGATATTCCTACATAAAAATCATCAGGTTGTTCTATAATATCCTGTAAACTAGAATTAAAGTATTTGGCCACGGTTAATGAATTTGGGGACCCAGAGATTAGGATATCATAATTAATTATATCACTGTAACAAAAACTCCTGTTCTGCATTCTTTTGATTGTATATATTATGTCTGATTTTTAAAATTTAACCTTAGGACTCAATTATAAATATTGATTAACCCATTCTACCACTAGCTCATCTGGTGTTAGATTTTTTCCATTCTCCAGATCTAATTGGGAAAATAACATAGCAAATTCATCGGTACTTAGGGATTTAAACAATATTCGGGCAATGACCCAATACCCACACGTGGTAATTTCTGGTATCATTTCCTGCAGTGGGTATTCATTATATTCAATTCGATACAGGTCCGGAGATGTGTACAATAGGTAGGCAAGATATGTAAAACATATGCCATTTCTGTCCCGGAAGTCTTTTGGAATCCAGTCTATTTCTTTATCAATTTCTACTCCATAACTATCGAACACTAAAAAATGATCCGGATATCTTAGCACAGCGATCCAATGTCCATAATGGTCCTCAGTTTCGTATAGTATGACGAGATTATCTTTGTCTCCAAATAGTGAATCTATCGAGTCATAGTTCCCAAGATCAGTGTATACCACGATTTTTGTGTCTAGGCCAAGTACTCGAGATATGTCTCTATTCGATAATGATTTACTAGTATCCGGCGCGTACATTTGATTCTATATATTAGGCGTAGGAATCTCTTAAGATAAAACCACCTTTCTCATGTAGAACATATTGTGGATACCCTGTGTAAATTTGAACCCATCGGCTCGGTAGAGATAGTATTTGCCTAATTCTAGTCTGTTTTAGTTGCAAGTAGTCCTTCAAGAACTTAGTTATTTGGTATGGTATATTTGAACCTGGATAAATCACAATAGATGTACATTCATTAAGTATATCTCTTGTCTTACGATAGTTCCGGATTTGATGCCCAGTGATTACACAATAGATGTCGTTTCCTTGGTTTTCTTGATCTCGACCATGTAGTATGATATCAGTAATTAATGCTTCTATGCTGTCTGTTAGTTGTTTATCATGGGGAAATATGTAATCATCAAACACGCAGAGAGTTTTCAATAATTCTTGTTTCATATCGATTGGTTCCTCGACCAAGCTATCATCCATTTGGATTCGTTGAATATCTAGGCCATTGAAAGCATTATCTTTTTCTAGTCTAGAGAAGACAAATATTTCGTTGTCCGGATATTCATCCTGATATGCTGTGATATATTTCCGGCAGAACATGCTCTTTCCAGCACCTTGTGGACCACATACGAATATAATTTCTCTTGGGCTCTTTCGGATTGCAGATTCTATGACAAATCCCGGGCTTAGATTAAGTTCACGACCCATTGTTAGCTGTCCTGGTTGATTTTCCTGGAGATCTATATATTTTTTAGCTAATGCCATTTTGCATGACTTCGAAACATGAACATTCCTATTGTATCTAGAAGAGAAGGATTTGTTACAGTATGGACAAATGCTATCACTAAAATCTAGTTCGTGTATTTTATCCGGATCCATATACAAATCAACACCCTTTACTGGATCTCCATCATCAACATCAATTGGTTGAATAGGACAAATAGTTGCGATCTTAAAGCCTTTTCCCTCGGTATTCATTATATATATAAAAAATCAAATTCTTAATTTGCTAATGAAAAGTTATGATTTCAGGAATTTTCTTTTAAATAGCGGTTTATCTGCTTTATCAATCCAAGGTAGAACGTGCTCGGATAAATACACGAATTGTCATGGATATCTTCAAGTGTGTCTATACGCCTAACAAAAGCGCCGGAATTGTGCAACTTGATCAACCTATCTTCGAGCACATCATCGGTAAAGATGTCGTTAAGTTGTGAAACTTGTTTTTGCTTAAAGAAGACTGTTTCTAGTACCTGGTTTGTCATTATATTAGTGCAAATATTTTTCTAATTCACTAGTGATATTGGGGTGTTTAGCTAACCATTCCCTTGTGAACAAATTTAGCCGGGGCAATAGAATTTCGAGCAATTGGTGCAGAAGTCCGGCCACTTGGTCTTTAGGTAATTCGAAGTTGATCAATGAAAATAAGATATTATTTACTTGTTCATGTGGGATATCAACTAGATAAATATTGGCCAGCCGGTTCATGATTGAATCATAGTTTCTTTCTTTGATTAATTTTGTGTTGTCTGCTGCGATCATGGCCAATAATGTCTTGATATCCGATAGTATGATGTATAAATCTCCAGCATTGGATGATAGGAGTTCTTGTAATTCATTCAGCAATTCATATTTTTTCTCAATCCGGACCAGGATCCATAATCGTTTAACAGATTTAAATGTGTTTTCCTCGTAGAACCTGTTAACATCAAACCGAACTGCGTTAATGAAATCTCTCTCCGGATTCACAATATTATGAACAGTGCCGGATTCATCTACATATTGGGGCAAGAAGAAGTTGCTTACCTCCATCCACCGATCTCCTTGTTCTACCCATGCTTCCAGATTCATTATCTTATTGTTTCTTAGCGCTTGTTCTAAAGTAAGTATATGTGATGGATCACCATGTTCATCTACGATCATTTCTCCGAGTGGTAAATATCCATACTGAACATTTCGCGCAGACCATTTCCGAGTGCCAGTCTTGAAGTTCGAGAAGAACATATCTGGATTTTGCTGTATTCGATAGACCATGTTCTGAACCATTTGAGCAAATTTCCGGAATAGATCTCTCTGGTCCTTACAATCGGCAAATACTGGGATTTGTAACGCATCGATGTCACTATACTTCTGAGACCTATATAAAAAACTACCAACCGGCATTATCAAGTCGAAGTTTAGACTTAAAAATCGGAGTGTATTACGTATTGTTCGTGGAAAATCCTGGATCGTTTTTGTTGCAATGAGTTCCTCCATATCCGTTTGTATATAAGAGGGTGGTTTTTATAAAACGCGCCCTGAACTGTTTATTCGAAAACATATGGAGTAGTTTGATCTAAATCTTCATAACATTCGCCCTTTATTTTAGAATAATATGGTTGTGCCTTTTTCATTCCCTTGTAGGCTTTCACACATCTCTGCCAGTTACTTGGTTTATTCTTAGTTTTTCTTTTATATGGGGGGCGTGGTTTTCTCTCAGATACAAGTGGGGGTGGATCTGGAGCTCCTTCTGGTATCACTAATCTTCCCTCTTTATAAGCTTGAAAAGCCTCTGATGCTTCTGCAGTTGGTGTCCTACCGTGCACACTTCTGTACCATGTTCTAAACTTAGTCCAAGCTGACGCTGTTCCACCATATAAACCTTTACCTGCCATATCATAATCATAGTCATAATCCGCCTTAAGTATACCACCTCTTCGTCTTGGTTTTCTACCAGAATCCTTCATACTTTGATATTCCTGTGACGCCATATGAGCTAACATAGCTTGATCTCTAATTTCTGGATGTTCGGCCCGGTATTGTCTTAGGAAATTCTGCCATGGATTGTCATAATTAGCTATTGAACCCTTTCGCATTCGTCTTCCACCATAAATTTGAGACCCATAACTGCCGTCATCTCTCTCTTCCATTATATGTCTAATTCTAGCGCGAATATAATCGTCTATTCTCGGATCCGTGTACATTATATATATAAGTATATGAAATTTTAACAATACTATATAAAGCAATGAGCACACGATATTATAGCACTGATATAAATTCTGGAGACATTAAGGTAAATACAATACAAGCCCGGAAGGTTGATGCAAATGAGATAAATGTTCTTACACCGGTGGTATACTACAAATCAACCAGTCTTGCAGCAAATATTCCTTTTGCAGATACGATAGATGCTCTGGTTATCAATTGGACAACACCTTGGTCTGGATCGCTAGCAAGTGTTACCGTAACTAATTCAAGAATAACTTTTGATGTTGCGGGTATTTATACTGTATTTATGTCATTCCCGGTATCGTTAGTAGCTGGATCATTTGATATAAATCCTTATCTTAAGCTCAATAACACTACAACTATAGCTGGAAATCGAGTTGCACTTGGAACAATCGTACCATCTGTTAGCTTTTCAGCAACATTATATTTTAATGCCGCAGATTACGTAGAAGTGCGGATATTGGCAACAGCACCAGGCCTAGGCAATGATGTTACTTGTTTAGCTGCTGGAAGTAGACTTTCTGTGGTTAGAGTAGCTTAAACTTACTTATGAATGATAGATTATTCTATATAAGACGAGGTGGATAAATGTCACATATTCAGACAATATTGATAGATCGTCGAGATTATACCAAAAAAGACGCTAAGAAACTAGTAAAGCGTATGAGCCGGCATTATAAAACCACTGCAATCAAGAAAAAAATACATTATAAATTCCGACAAAGAGCTAAGAATAGGAAGAAATATTTTTATCAGGTGCGACAAACAAAGAAGGGTGTTTATCTGGTGATAGGAAAACCAAAGGAAGATATAGAATTTTGATCATAAAATATAGAATGAGTCACATTCAGGCGGTATTATTCGATAGACGCTATTATAGTTACGATCGAGCAATTGAGGCCTTGGACCGGATGGATATAAACTGGAAAAAGGAACATACAACTCCTCACTATTATAGATTCCGGATCCGAACCCCAAATTATAACGTATATGAATATAGGATCAAGGAGATAAAAAAGGGAATTAAGTTTATTTTTGGGTTTCAGAAGACCCGGTAGATTCATGTTTGATTTTGTTGGCAATGAACTTAAGCAATCGGCCAACTTCTTTTTTGTTTAAATTGTGATTAGGAGCTCCTTCACGTTTCTCAATAGTTACTATATACTCTGCACCCTTGTTGACATTTTCTATTTCCAGCTTATCTGTGATTAATTCCGACGGACAATATGCTCCCATTTTGTATAACTTCTTAGAATCGCTATAGTAGAGATCTTGTTGGTAAAATAGGAAATTGCTGGTGAATTTCTGTTCCTTAGTTAACATATTTTTTTCATCGCCCATAAGCGGTAGACTAGAGACCAATTGATTATCTGTTAGTTTATATTGTGGAGAATTATATCCCTCATTAAATGAGCAATTATCACTATCATAGGTAAATGGACGTTCCGGCTTAGTTTTATCATACCCAAGTGGATAGAATTCATCTCCTTCCCATTGTGCTCGTTTATCCGGAGTTGATATGAACTTGAGCACTCGTGGATCAATGAAAACTTCGAATCCTTCACGACGCCATTTATCTGCAATAACATCAATTGATTTGGTTCCCTCTTGACGCAATGCCTCGTAAATGCGCTTAGGAGTGAAATCTGCCTCCATTTTATAATCCTTAACACTCCATCCGCGGGTTTTGTTACCATAACTAAAATTGAGACCATTGAATTTACATTTAGACCGACCATCATTGAATTCCAGATAATACCGCTTGGAATCTAGAAAGATCGCACTCTTTACAAACACATTATCACCATAATCATTCTTTACACAACCAAGTCCAGGACCTAATGAAATCTTGTCTATTTTGTTTACCGGAACATAGATCGAATCTGTATCACCATACCACACGTTCTCCGGTCCTACATCAGAAATGATTTTATTCATACATGATCTGGCATATGAAAGTATAAATGCCCCAATTTGGATTGGTTTATTGATTAATTTACGTTCAAAATTCATTCTAGTTTCAAATTGACCATTTGGCAGTTCAAGTGAGTTTTTAAACCGTTTTTCATCATCATAGACATAATATGTTGTAATTTTTTCGAGAAATTTACCGTAACCAGAGTTGAGAAGTATTTTAGTTGAATATTCCAATGGATTCCCCTGTTTTTTATATTCCATCCGGAGATTGTAAAGATTATTTATGAGGTCCTTAAAGATCACGCCACTTCTGCGCCAATAAATACCGCGTGTTACTTTAACTATTTTATATCCTAAGTTCAACGCCTCGACAAGATCCACACTGGTATAAACACCGGAAAATTCATCAGAACGATAGACGAGATTTCCTTCATTAGTTTTATAAGGAACTAAAGGATATTTCACATTCCCACCGTCGAGCGTACACTCAACAATGAATAAATGCTTCAATTTTATATGTTCTTCATATTGCTCTGGATCCATTATCTTATATCTATCAATAGGATATAACCCATAACACATTGCACTAGGATATAAACTATTGTAATCAAGACTAATTAATCCATCATTATTTTCAGTACATTCAAACGTTTTCTTATAATGAAGAATTCGGCCACCATAAACCGAACTAAGGATAAACTCTGTCACAACTGGAGATTTGGGCAAGAATTGTTTACGCATGTTAAAACAGGTAAAATGAATCAACTTCCAGGCTATTGACGCAGAACCACAATTGCATGTTATACTTTGGTCAAATGCTCTGAAATTCATTTCTAACTTAGATAGAATTTCAGTTAATACCCGGACATCTTGCTTAAGATAGTCTTTCCATTCTTCAGTTGTGTCAAAGAAATTCCTAGATTTGTCAACTATGTCGAATTCGGCTTTCTTGTTCTCGCAATGTAAAGCTCTGGAAGACATGTCTAGACTTAGTTGAGTGAAGGAATATGAGTCAAGGAATCTAAATGTTTGAGTTGGTTCTTCTTTATACACACCCTCTAATGAACGGATAGAACCGCCTGCATATAATTGACTTGTAAATAGAATATTCCGGCAAGACTTCATTAGAATAGTGTCGAATCTACCGGCGTTGTGTCCGAATATTAGATGTGGTTCTTCTTGTGGATAGGTAGTAAAGAGATGATTCATCATCGCTTCTAGACAACCATCTCCAACAAATAAATGTAATTCTGAATGTTTGTTTTGATCTAAATCAACTCGCTGATAACAAACACCATAAGGAACAAGAGCTCGCTTGATATATTGTTTAAGTTCTTCATGTTTTGGAACTACTTGCATATCATTAAAATCAAACTCAATCTGGTGAGTTGGATCAAAATCGGCATATGTCTCAATGTCAAAGGAATAAACATATTTTTGTCTAGCTCGAAATTTTGGTGGTTTCAACCAGTACTGTGATTCATCTAATTCAAAGGTCTTAGCAAATACAAATTTCTGGCGGATTAAGTCCTGAGTGTAATTATATTTTGCTGTGTTATAACGTTGTTGTTTAAGTAAAACAGCATGATAGTAATTGCCTTTTAATTTGATCAAAGCAATGAACTGTTTAGCAGTGCTTTTATGTTTTGTATTAGTTGGTATAAACCCTTCCTTACCTCTTGAGTTTTTACCCCATCTCAAAATACGTGGTGCGGTCCCCCAATCGATTTTTTGTTTATCTAAGAACTTCTTTAATGCTGGAATAGAAACACCAAAATTGGTTTCACGTTCATAATTAAACTTCCTGTTATAGAATTTTTCATAACATTTATACGCACAGTAGTAGCTTGATGGGATAAATATATCGTCGTCTTCATAGGGTTGAATTTGTAAAACTCCCTGAAAATCACACCCTATTTTGAAGACCCCATCTTTTCTATCATCATCAAAGAAACTCTGTGCATCAATACCAGAAAGACCAGCTCCGAGAAACTCATCGGCATATTGGTCAAAAGGAGTTCCCCAAGCAGAGTCTGCTATATAAGATTCCGCTAAAAGGTTGGCAACATCTGGGTCATAATGAATATCATAGTAATCATAAACTTCATCGGTCATGTTCGAAAAGTCTGTTCTATATAATGGGAAGGAAACTTCGACAGACAAAAATAAAAATAGGGCAAATTTTAAACATCAAAAATTGGCTCAACGTTGAGTCAAAAGTTTAAAATAATTGGTCAAACTGACACAAACGAGGGGTCGTTATCTTACTTTTTTCGTCAAGTTGGGGTAAAAATATCATTTTTGTCACTTATCATACCAACCCCAAAGTGCAGGTCATGTACTGAATTTTGACCCCACGCGTGGGGGAAAAATGAAGAAAAG